TCCTGCCTTTGCCATGCTCAATACCCCCTAAAGACCGTTGCTGGGCAAATCGGCCTTGCCGACCGCGCTTTCGTCCGTTGGACCAAGCCGTTCCGTCTTGGCCGTTCCGGCTTCAATCGCTTTTGCGGGTTCTCTCGCGTAACAGCGGCGGCAAATGCGCTTTGTCTTTCCCCCTGTATTTCGGTCATACTGAGGCCTCCAGTCGTGCGCGACGAGACCCTTGTGTCCGTTTGGGCTATAGGCATAGGTAGTGCCGCATTCGTCACAGCCTTGACACGGTTGCGGAGGCATACCGCTTTCCCAATATTCAGCCTTTCCGCATTTGCAGCGCAGATAGTTCATGAGTGCTTCTCCCGAAACAGAACGGGATGCGAAGGCCACAGGTCGCCGCCGCCATGCACCCACCAGTGACCGTCAGGCCATTTCCCGTCATAATGGCAATCGTGAATCCCAGTGCTGCCGAACTCGATCACCTCAAAGACAGATCCGTCTTTTGGACAGTAGATCGCCTCGCGCCACCCGAGGTCTTGCAGCCGTTGGCTAACCCTGCCGAGCATCCGCAAGGCGTCACAAAGTTCAGGCATCAAGCGTTGGCGCTCTGCCTTTTCGGCTTCAATGCTCGCCCATATTGCGTCCGCCTCACTTTTTCGCACCAAACGTCGGGAGCCATCTGTCATACTGGCGCTGCCAACAACGGGGTCGTCCGCGCTAGGGATACCGTCCCGAAGGGCGGAGGCTTCAGGCTCCGCAGCGGTAGCCCGGTCGGCGCTAGCCGAAGCGTCAAAATCCTTTTCCATCACTTCCCTCCCAACTGAAAATCCCGATACGCCTCTATCAATTCAGGTGTTGTCATGCGGACCTCCAGCTTCGCCAGATCGTCTCTTCCGGCGTCTGGATGCTGTAGCTTTGCTGGTTCAGCCCCTCGCGCAGCCGATCCCCAATGATTACCGCTCGGTTCGTGATGGCCCTCGGTTCGCTCGGAAAACGCGGGTAGTTAATCAGCCCGACGATGAACCCCGCCTCTTGCCCATCTGTGTAAACGTAGGTCGTGGGCGTGATCGTCACGCAGAACCCGGCCTCATCGCAGTAGGTGCGGCAGATCTCGGTTGCCTTGGCAATGTCTCCAGCCATGAAGATGGAGACAGGCCACGATGTGTTATGCTGCTCGATCATGCGGCCAGATCCTGCGCATTGATCGAGCACAGCAGATCGCAGGACGGCGCGATTGCCTCAGTGGTCGGAAAGTCGGCAGGAATGTCGTCAATGAAGCCGCGAATAACGATGCGTTCGCCATTAGGTCCGACCTCTTCGCCCATCACCGCAAGCTGAACGCCAAGCTTGCGCGCGAGCGCCGCAGTTCGCCCGAAACGATCAGGGAAACACTTCCGATAGAGTGCCCAATATCGAGGCGACTGAGCCTTGGCGCAGCCAGACTTGAGGCAGTTCGCGTTCGGGAAGCCCATCGCATAGGTACGCGGCTGCTCGATCCCAGCACCTTCCAAGAGTGCGAGGCAATTAGCCTTGGTGATATGCCGGGTGATTAGCGGTGTTTCGAAACAGCCGGGACGGAACTCACCAGCAAGCCGCTCGGCCCTTCTAACGTCGCTTGCATCCGCCGTGTAACCGAAAATATTGATGTCGCCGTGCTGCTCGAAATTCAGCCGCGGCACGAACTTCATTGCGCCGCTGCACGGAGCGCCCTTATGGCCTGAGATGTAGCGCCGCTTTTCCCAAACCTCGAATACGCTGTCGTACTCTTCGGATTTGATGACAGTGATGGGAACGCCGAACCATTCCTCGCACTCAGCGCGGAAACGATAGTTGTCCTCGTCCTCTGCGCCGGTATCGCAAATGACCACGGGGCCAGCGTCAACGCCATGCTCTTGAATGTCGAGTTTGGTAGCCACCGCGCTGGCGGCACCATCACTGAACCAACGAACTCGCCTTGTCATGATTTCCCCCTCTGATATTTCCACCACATGCTAACGAGGCACCTTGAATCCTGCGGCGTTGCGATGCCCGCCGCCGCCGAACTTGCTGGCAATCGCCGACACATCGGCGCGGTCATCCGTCGAACGGAGGGAATAGCTTATCGTTTGTTCGCCGCGCACGATGGCAGCTGCGAAGCGGGTGTCAGGCCAGTCTTGCAGCAGCCGATGGCCTACATCGCTGGCAAGCCCGTAGGGGCAATCCACGCCGATGCCATATTCGCCGTCAATAACGACGCATGTTGCACGCTCGACAATTTCGTCCACCAGCTTGTCACGCCAAGCCGCGATGGCCGCGCCCTGTGCAACTGCCCCATCGATATCCGCATTGATGGCGCGCCAGCGCTCGAAACTGGTGTCTCCAGCAGTCAGGGCGAGATGCAGGTACTTGCTGCCATCGCCCAGTTCGAACCGCCACAAATCGCGGTCCTCGACCAGATCGACCAACATGGGGCGGGGCGCGCCCTCGTTTGCAAAATCCCAAGCCATGCCAGCGCCGGATCGGTTCATATCGAACAGTGCGCAGATCGGTGGATGGCCACCCCTGCGCAGATCACCAAGTATGCCCGCGACGACCGCCATCTTGAAGCGCTCCGGTCGCTTCGCAAAATTCTGGAATGGTGCTAGGGCTTCCTGCGCGGTCTTGTGATGGTCGAGAACAACGATCCCGTTCGCACCGCTGGCGGCCAAATCGCGCAACGTATCCTCGGGAAACGAAAAATCGACGATCAGGACATTCTTGCCTGCCACGTCGATATCGGGAGCCATCCCATAGTTGCGCGCGACATATTCAGGCTCGTCACCCCAGCGCACATAGCACGCCCATGCGGCGGTAAAACCGTCCATGCACTTATCGTGATAAATCACAATGTCGGGATTCCACATATTGCTCATCCTTTCTTAAAATCCCACCACATGCGGGCGAACCTGTCGTTGATCTGCCCGTAGTCTCCGCGCTGCTTGCGCTCCCGAACCGCCTCTCGGCTCAAAGTCTGTATGTCGAACAGGAACAGCGCGTTGCCCTCGCCTATCTTCAGCGGTGCTGCGAACAGGTCGGTCATGCGGCTTGCACGAACGTGCTGTTGCGGAAGTCGAACGATACCTCGGCCTCATCCTTCCGACCGGGCAGGCCCATGCGGACCTTGTGAACGCGGATAAGCGCGTGGTTTTCTTTCGGATTAGGCCGGTGATAGGTCAGGCCATAGTCGGGCTTGTTTGCCCAATTGGCGCTGCCTGAAATGTCATAGAGGCCGGGAACCTTGGACACGCCCTGATGCGGTTTTGTCGGGTGCGCGACGATCCAGAACGCGACATCGTATTGCTTGGCAAAGCGCTTGATGGCGCGAATGGCCCGTCCGATGTAATCCGTTTCCGTTTCGTCGCGGCGGCGCTTGTGTTCCAGTTCGTTCCACGGATCGAGGACGATCATCTTGACGCCATTGCGTAGGACCGCCGTGCGGCAGAGTTCGAGAAACTTGTCGAGGTCCATTTCCATGTCCTCGTCCACCGCCTGCGAAATGATGGTCAGCCGGTTGCGGATGATGTCGTCCGCGTCGGTCAGGTCCATCTTGCGCAGTTCGTTCCGGTCGCATTGCAGGATCGACATGCGCAGCCCGTCCAGCAGGATCGGCTTCACATCGGTCTCGAATGAAGCCACGCAGACCGGGAAGTGGTGGCGCAGCGCATTGCCGACGATGGCATTGACCAGCGTGGACTTGCCCATGTTTGCATAGCCGGTCAGGACCGTTAGCGTCCCCGGCACAATCGCGATCATCTCACTGATAGGCTGGACGCCAATGTGATAGCTGCGAACCTCCCCACGCTCGGGGAAGTCGTCAATCGTGTAGAGACCCTGCACCGGGTAGGGCTTCGACGTTGCGAGGCATTCGGACACCCGCTCCGGCCCGTATTCCTTCAGAACCTCGCCAAGGTCTTTGCAGGGGAACGGGTATTCCACGAAGCGGCAGCGATCCGCCCCCAGCAGCGCCACCAGATCGGCGCGCAGATAGTGGCCCGCTGGGTCGTCATCGGTCGCCAGGATGAACTCTTTGACCTGCGCCAGATCAGCCGCGTGGCGGTCAACCCATTCGTAGCGCTTGGCGTTATCGAGGTCAGCGGTTTCCGACGAAGGCGCACCGTTCGGAACGGACACTGTGAGCGGGTAGCCCGACTGGATTGCCGCCAGTGCGTCCCATTCCCCCTCGGTCAGCACGACAGGCACTTGCCCGTTCCGAACCTTGGGGTCGCGCAGCACGTTCGCGTTCCAGAGCGCAAGCGGCGCTCCGGTGTCCATCCGGTGATCCTTCTCGGAGGTCAGCCGATACTTGTGATTTATCAGGTCGTCCCCGTCGAAGTAGGGAACCGCCAGCCAGCGCTTGCCTTCCCGCAGCACCGACTTCAGACCGAACTTCTCGGCAAGCTGCGGATCGAGACCACGCTGTTCGATCCATTCCTTGTGCTTCTCGTGCATCGTCATTGTCAGCCCCCGAAAATCCGCAGTGGTGGCAGTGCCAAACTTTCCCTCGTCCATCCTTTGTCACGCTAAGGCAGCGGTCCCGCTTGTTCCGTCTCGTATGGCTGCACTCGGGACACAGGTGCTTGCCGGGACGGTCTGGGATGATCACCAAATCACGCCCCCTTCCCCGACTGCCGCCTGTTTGGACTGCATCGCTTCCTGCTGCCGGTTGGCGAGCCAGCGTGAGGTGGAATTGAACCAGCGCTTGCGGGTGTTCTCATCCTGCCCCGACAGCCAATCGTCGCGGGCGGTGAGTTGGGCGCGAAGGTCAAGATCGGGATAGGCGTTCTGCCACCGCCGGAAGTCGGCAAAGGTGAGCCTTACAACCCGCCCCTCGAAGGCGTAGCCGCCCTTTATTTCTTCCTTCTTTCCTTCTTTACCTTCTTCTTTTGTGTCCCGCTCCTGTCCCGCTCCTGTCCCGGTTGTTGTCCCGCTGTTGTCCCGGTCGGCGGCATCGTTGTCCTGATATTTTGCGTAATTACAGATAGTTATAACTAGTTTGCCGTGTCCCGCTTCGCGCTTCACCATTGTCTCGGTTTCGAGACGGGTCAAAAACCGCTCAACAGCCGATTTTGACCAGTTCCAGGCGGCAGCAAGTTGGCGGATCGAGACGCAGATTTGCCCCCTCTCCAACTCGACAGTGCGGCCCTTCACGTTGAAGCGGGCAGCCTTCCAGCAGGCGTTCTCTAGCAGCCATATCCATGCCAGCTTACGCTCTGCATCGGACAGCGCGGGACAGTCCTGCCAGCCACGGTAGAGTTTGATGTAACCGGCCATTACTGAACCTCGTGGGCCTGCCCGAACAGATCGACCGCAAAGAGGCGGATCTGTGTCCAGGCGTGATTGTCATGCAGGGCGGGGTTGCAGTCGCTGGCAACGATCAGGGCCTTGATGGCCTCGTAAGCCTGTTGTGCCTCTGCGCTGCGCTGGTGGATGATGGGAATGTCGTTCACAGCGTCACCTCCACCCGACCGGGCTTCTCAGGTGCGGCGAACTCATACGAAGGCAGAAAACGCTTGTCGTTCACGCCTAGACCGTCAGCAATGCCGTCGATCAGCGCCTTGATGCGGTTCGGGAAGTTTACCCGGTCGCCAAGATTGTTCGGCGGCACGAAACGGAAGTGGATCGGAATGTCCCCGTCCTTCGGAACGGCAATTGATGCCGCCTTGACCTTTAGGCAGGCTTCCTGACGCAGCGCCTTGATCTCCGGCGACTTATGCCGCCAATGGCCCTTGTTGTGCCCTGAGAGGCTTGCAGAGGGGAACGGCAGGACGATCATTCGGCCAGCCCCTGTTCCAGAGCCTCGGCCTGCGCACCGATACGGCGTGCAGCGATGCCCACGTTGTAAGGGGTGGCGTCATCCTCATGCGCCATGCGTTCAAGATCGGACTGGATCTTGCGAAGGGCTTGGGCCACGTTCATGCGCGCTGCCTCCGGTCGATATAGTCGATAATGACCGGGTGCTTCATGATACGCGAAAGGCGCTTCATCCGGCGCTGCGCAACCTCAAGCTGCCCCATGATGCTGTAGGACGACATGCGGACGAACTTGTGGTGCATGGCCAGTTCGTTCGTTTCAGCATCGGACAGGGCGCGGGTGCGGCTTACGCTGTCCAGAATGTCGATGCGGGCAAGGCGCTCTTCGAGATCCATCACCGCTTCCCCAAGCTGGAGATGTCGAGCAACAGGCGAATGAGCGTGTCGGCTGCATCCTGGCAGGCGGGCAGTTCGTTATGGTCGATCCGGCCATCGGCCGCCGCCGCTGCAATCACCGAAAGGCTTTGCAGGCTATCCGCCACCATGGCAGACAGGTTGCGCTTTTCATCGTCACTGTCGATCAGGACGGCGCGGACACCCATCAGCCCCAGGATCGGGTCGGTCGCTTTCGGGCCAAGCACATACCAGAGTGACAGGGCGTTCGAGAGCGAAGGCTCCTTGCCCTCTACCCGGTAACTGCGGATCGTGCGCGTAGGGACGCCTGACAGGTTCGAAAGGTCGTCATCCTTCCAGCCTTCGACCTGTGCTTTGCGGAGCATGGCCTGAATGCGAAGAACGACACTTTCGTGAGAAATGATTGAGGCATTAGCCGCTGCGGTTTGCTCAGGCATTGTTATATTCCCCTCCATGGAAAGGCGAAACAGACCCACCAGCGAAGCCAGACCTCTGGGTGAGGTCGCCGCTGGTGTGGTCGAGAAGATAAGAGCCGAACTGGTCGGCCAAGGCTGCGGCAACGCCGGGCAAGGTGCGCGAACGCT